ATATTCCTTATTTTGCGGTTTTCTTGAGAGCGTTTAAGTACTGAGCCATAGAACCAGAAGCTACAATGGCAGTATCGCCATCTTCGTCTTCAGTGATTTCTTGGGTATTTTCAGTAACTTTCTTGGTAAAGTATGATTCTTTAACGGTTTGAACTTTCTTAGCGAAAGTAGCTTCGTCTTCAAAATCAATGTCTTCAACCAAGGACTTAAGTTTTTCAACTTGGGTTGCGGCGAGGTCTTTGGCAGATTCGCGGATGATAGCATCACGCTTATAAACTTCAAGCTGTTCGGCCATAGCGATAGCATCAGCAGTTGTTTGATTGAGTTTAGTCTCAAGCTCTTCAACTGATTCGGCCAACTCGTCAACCATATCAACCTTACCTTCTGGGATTTCGATGTAAGATTCAACGAATAGATCTTTCAATCCAGTCATGAACTTTTCAGCGATTTCAGCACGGAGGCCGGATTGAATAGCGACGCGGTTGTCGTCCATCCACTTTTCAACTACGTAGTTGAGGTAGCTGTCAACTTTCTCGACCAATTCTTCTTTCGTTGAACTGATTTCCTCAGACAATTCTTCATTGTACCGAGCTTCGAGGCGGTCAATTTCTTCTGATAGCTTAGATTTAATCGCAGCTTCGAAGATAACTTCAGCTTTTTCCTTGAATTCTTCAGATAGAGTAGCTTCTGATTGAACCAAAGCGTTCAAGTCGGATGAAAAATCTGCTTCATATTCGAAGGTAGCATTTTCAGCCACAACTTCTTCATCTTCAGCATCGATTTCTTCTGACATCAACTTTGACATCATCATAGCAAGATCTTCTTTTTTCATGCCATTCATTTTAACATAAGCAGCATTGATCATGCCAGCCTTTGTTTTAGGCATTGGATCTTGCTTAGTGCCGTCACCTTTACGCTTTTTAGCGCTTCCGGTAGCATCACCTGCCTTATCCACTGAATCCACGGATTGTGCCTCAGCATTTTTAGGATCATGAGTAGCGGCTTCCACGATATCGTTCTCTTCATCGTGGAGTTCGACTTGATCCATTTTCTGGTCTTTAGTCATTATGACTCCTATTTTTTTGATTTGAGTAACGAGAGGAAATTCTTGAACTCACGTGTCTGTGTCTCATAGAGATCAGTTCTTGATGCTTTCTTAATTTCGGTCTCCATCTTCTCAATAGTCCTAGCTTCAATAATACCATTATTCCAAACCCAATCAACACCTTCCATTATCCCATTAACAAATGCTCCAGGTGCAGATGGATCTTGTACAATATCAATTGCATTAAGAATAAAATCTGGTTTTACAACCATCGCGCCATTATTACGCTCTAGACTTCCCATACCACGAGTTGAAACCCCAAGTTGAACGCCACCCTCAAGCAGACCCTGTACGATCTTACCCATTGGTGTATCCAAAATAGCGGCTTTTCCGACAATATCATTACCTTCCCACTGGAGCTTGGTAATAAGATGCGAAACTTTATCAAGGTTGACTGTTGGACCCTCAGGGTGATTTAACTCACCAACAGATCTACCTTTTAAAACCTGCTCAGTAACATATTTACCGACAGCAGATTCCATAATTTGTTTTGGATAGACTCTACCATTGCGATTCTTTTGCTCGGCTTGAGCAAACACGCCTTCAATATAGTACTTCTTACCGCCGTCCTTTTTGGCCTCGGTAAGAACACACAAATCTTGGTCGTGAAATTCTGCAATAAGTTTCATCTTAATCCCTGTACTGTTTTATAAATTCTGATGCTGCTTTCACAGCATCGTCCTGACTTTTAAAGCTATCAAGTAAATCGCTATCTACATAGGCTTCAAATCGGCCAGAGTTTTTTCTAACCTCTACACTAAACCCATCTACCTGTTTTGAATAAACTGGTTTTTCTTTTTTAGTGCGAACGTCTTTAAACTTTTTCATAATTATTTATATAAAAATCGATTTTGACAATTAATTTTCTGATTCTTCATCATCGTCGTCGTCAGCAATTGGTTCATTGTCTTCTTCGACGTCAGTATCTTCAATGTCTTCGATGTCATCTAAATCAGCGTCATCAATTTCAACGTCCTCGTCGTCTTCTTCGCTGTCTTCAACACCATTATAGATGCTATTAGCGACTTTAATTTCTTCTTGATTCAACAAGTCGGTAGTTTTAATGGTCATAATTTCACCAAATACTTGACTTGCCTTGTTATAATCTTGGTCTAACGCATGTCTAATTAGATCTTTAATCTCACTCATTTTATTCTCCTAAAGCTTATATTATTGAGCCGGTGTGTTATCACCATCACTCGTTTCATCATCTGGTGCAATATCACCTGATTTCTTTTCGTCATCGATTTGTTTCTTAATATCCTCTACTTCATCTTCACTCATCATCAAGACTTTCTTGTAGATGAATTCCTTAGAGAAGAACTCTCCGACGTAATTCTGCATTTGATCTAACATTGTGATCTTTTCACGCAACATCTCTGCATCACGCAATTCAGTAAAATGATTATCACGAATGTAATCAATAATGATATCCTGTTTCCAGTCATCCCAATCTTCTGCAGTGATAAGACCTTTAAGGATAAGTTGTTTCTTGAGAATACCCAAGAACAAATGCGAAAACCTACGACGTAATTTATCAATAAACTTCTGGAACTTTAATTCGTCCCTACTAATTTCAGTTGATCTACCTAGACTAAAGTTATTCTCTTGCTCTAATCTACTAATGGGAACATTCAATGAACGATATAGTTTCTTTTGAAAATATAAGATATCATCAATCTGTCCTAGGTTTTCACCACCTGGTAGTGTAGTAATCTCAGTACCACGTCCACCTTCACGGCGGGGCAACCAAAAATCTTCAAGCATAGACATATGCTTACGATCATCACGGATCTCACCTGTTTGTGCATCATACACAAGCTTGTTACGATAGCGTGACATAATGTTTTTCATATATTCTTCGGCCTTACCTTTGGGTAAGTTGCCAACGTCAATATAGAAAATACGGCGTTCTGGTGCTCGGGCCAAACGATAGATGACTAGGGAGTCTTCCATCATTCTCAACTGGTTGATTGGTTTCAATGCTTTGTGCAAATAAGAAACAATCTTTTTACGATCCTCAGACAAGAGTCCAGATGTAACATAGCTCACCGAATCATCAGTAAGTTTTACACCACCAGTTCTTGCGCCTGGTTTCTCTTGGTAAATATAGTACTCATCAACATTTTCAATAAGTTCGACTCCAGTCGCTGGGTCTTTTTTCTTTTTAATCTGTTTTACTTTACGAATCTTTGAAGCATCGATAGGTCTAATTTCCTGAATGCCTGCTTTTAAATTAGATTCATTTACCACCAAGTGATGGTATAGTCTGCCGTCAACATACCAGCGACGGAAAATATCATGCCCATACTCACCAAAGTCAAGCATGTTGTAAACAATATCAAATTCAGCCTTGATTTGTTTTTTAATAGAGTCAGAAACATCTTCAACATTATCTAAATTAATATCAATGTTTTGTTTGAGTTCTGATGTAGAAATTGCTTCACCAGTAATGTCTTCAATCGCCATATCAACCTCAGGCTGATAAGCTACACCACGGTATTGCATAATTAATTGATGGTTATCTTTTGTCTCATCGCCATCAATATTTAAATATTGTCCATAATGCATGGAACCAGCTGTCACATAACCAGCGCCATCATCATCTCTGGCAGGAACAATTGACGGGGTCTTTGAAGGATCATCACCTTTAGACTTCTTTATCTCGAAACCAAATAGTTTAAAACTTTTTTCATCTGCCATTTAATTAATCCTTAGAGTAAGGGGGTGGTGATTAAACCACCCCGTACTCTTATATATATTTAAGTTGTAGTATCGGATTCAAAGTACTGATACGCAAACGTAACTTGGAATCTTTCGATTTCATCAGCCGATGCATAACTTAAGTCAATTGCTGATAAATCCGTAGGGAATGACCCACGGAAATTATATCGCTTAACTGACTCGCCGTTTCTATCCAATTGGTCAACAAACAAATCAGACTCGTATGCAATTGGTGCTGCAAGACCAGTATTTGCCGAATGAGCGTTGATACCATTCATCCAACGTTCAAAGGAATTCCGAATTGTAAAATCGGTATCATTGATGATGGTAACTGTCCACTCTGGGAATGTACGGTCACCGGCCATCTTTAAGACACGACCACGGAAAGGAACATTAATAATTCCAAAGGTTGAACCGGGCAGCTGAGCCGCTTCACATAAGAATGAAGTCAGTTCAGCATCACCATTGGCATAACCAGGAAAGTTAATGGTTGCTTTAAAGAGGTTAGGTCGAGCGCCACCACCTCTGAGTTTTGATTTAAAATCATCTACGCCTAAAATTGACATTTTTTATTTCTCCTTAAACTGTGCCAACGACTTCATCAAAGTCGACGCCAGTTCTAACGGCCACAAAGTTCAGTGTGACAAAGTTGATGGAACGCGCAGGCTTAATAAAGATACTTGCAATGAATTCATTTCTGTCAATCACTGCTGATGTATTATTAGTTTCGTCTGCTACAACGCGGAAGGCCGTAATACCACGTCGGCCTTGTACTTCACGAAGCACAGGCTCAACAATATTAACGAATTCAGCACGCGTAAATTCATCGTTGAATTCAAACAAAACTTGTTCTGCTGCTTTACCAATGGCTCTTTCCAATACCAAGAACAAACGTCTTACGTTAATTCTATCAAAGGCAGAAACACGACCAATAAATGTTTTATCACCAAAGAGCAATACGCCTTGGCCAGGAATATTTGCAATTGGGTTAACACCAGCCTTGTACAATGAGTCGCGCTGACCTTTTGTTGGGCTATATGCCAAAGCAGTAACACCTAACAATTGACCACGTCTTGAACCAGCAGGTGAGAACCAAGGTGCACGGTTATAATCTGTAGCAGCCATGATACCAGCAATGGTTGACGCCGCAGGAATATATCGATATGCATCATTATATTTATCATACACTTTTAACATGTTGTTATCAACAACCAAGTATGATGATCTAGTAAACCGCGAAGCGGTAGCAATCGTATTCGTAACTCGCGTGGCATCGTTTGATGTATCTAAAATCGAGGCTCTATCTGGAGATGCAACGACGATGCAATCTTTACGGCCTACCGCTTTAGCAACCAGATCGTTTACCATTGTAACATGATCTTCCTGTGTCGCGCGGCTAGGTGCAATGATAAAATCAACTTCTACTTGATCTTTATCAACAAACAAGTCATAACCTGCAATAAGTTCGGCAGTGCCAATGGATGTTGTATCGTTACCATTAACCATGGAAATTGTTGA